TACACCGGAGCCAATGCTAATGTAGATTTAGGAGCCATCAATAAAATCTTGGCACACAGTTTAGAAACTGCAGGGAACATAACTGTCTCAAGCGACATAGTAAAAAGCGTAGGGAATCTTTCAATTCAAGCGGCAGCAGGATGGGTGATAGTGGATGGAAATCTCCAGGTAACAGGAGCAATATTTTCTGCATCGCCAGTAAAATGTTTAGAAGCAGTCAAGATAAATTACGAACCAGCCGGCACTAATTATATTACATTAACAACAGAATCAGATGGCGACCTAACAATCGACAGTAATAAGGCTAGTTATGATGTAGATTTTGGGGATGGTAATTTAACGACAACAGGCACAGTTGACGGAGCAAGAGTAAATGCTAAATTATTGGTTGTAACTGCTGCCGATGGAGTTCCTGTTTATGTTTCTACAGGAGCAGACCAACCATATAGTGCTACTACTAGAAATACAGATGGAACTAGATACAGAACAATAAACTCCGAAGGAACTACAGACCAATGTAGCACTATAGGATTATGGACAAGTGCAAATGGTGGTTCTCAAAATGCTATTACTGAATTAACAACAATCCAACCTACCGTAGCAAGTCACGCAGCAGAGTTTTCAATCAAAGTAAGAAAAGCTGATGCAACATTTTCAGAAATATTATATATGTATGGTGCTGATGCCTCTGCAAAGTTTAATGGGGCTTTGGATATTCTTGGATTAACAAATGTAAAAGGGGGGGTATTGATTGAGAGTGGTGTGAATATAAATTTTGGAAATTTTTATGAAGCTACTATTAAGTATGCTGGGGGTACAGGACATTGGGAGTTTAATCCTAGAAATGTTGGTGGTAGCAGAGATGGTTATTTATTATATGATTGGCATGTTGGAAATGATTTAGAGGTTGTAAATGATTTAAATGTTGGGGGAGATATATTACAGGCAGATAATAAAATCCATAAGTTCGGAACAACAAACACAGATTTACAGATTTATAGCGACGGGACTAATGGGAAAATCAACACAACAGGCACATTGGATATTACAACCACTACATTAGATGTAACAGGAGCAATCACATCATCGACAACCATCACAGGAGAAGAATTAATAGGAAACAACGCAGCGGATTTATACATAAGACAGCCAGAATCCAATAAAGATATATTTGTTACAGTTAATGACGGTGGAGTAATTAAAACAGCTATGTTTTTTGATGGTTCACTAAACAATGTTCAAATACCAGGACAATTAAGACATTTAGGAGATACAGATACAAGTCTTTCATTTACTGACGACAAAATAGACTTAAATGCAGGAGGAGTAAAATTTCTTACATTAGATGTTAATACAGAATTAGCAACCTTTGACGTAAATGGGGAAGGTGTAGGGTTTAAAGTAAACTCAGCAGCAGGAACCAGTATATTTGTGAATGGGGGTAATGGTAGAGTAGGAATGGGAAATGCTGCCCCAACTTCTAAACTAAATGTAACAGGGGCAATATCATCATCGACAGCAACACTAACAGCAAGCTCAGATGATTATGATGTATCAGGTGTTAACACTTTATTCATAACAACAGCAGGAGGGGCAGTAATCCTAGGGGGATTAAAAGGGGGAGTTGCAGGACAATATCTATACATAGCTAGAAAAGACGCAACCAATGATTTTACTATTGAACATTTAGAAGGAGTTGGAACCCAAGATATGTATATGCACGAAGGAACTGACGAAACTATTGACAGCTGGGGTGGATTCACCTTCATTTGTGATGGCTCAGATTGGTATGATTGTTCTCATGCAAAGCATGTATAATTCTAGTACATCATAATGTACAATTAATGCCACTACTACCATAAGAATTCTAAACTAACTGCAGGGGTACTATTACTTTTTTCAATTAAGGAAAGGCAAGAAGCAGTAGCCTGTCAACTATTACTTTAAATATTTGCCTGCTGGCTTATAAACATGTCGGGCATACATCATATTCATTCGAACATACACTACACAAGCCCTATATCTATATATAGTAGTAGTAGATTATTTAGGGTATGGTGATACAATGAAACTAAGCGAAGCAAGAATCATGATCTACTTGGATAATACAAGAAGGGACATAAGATATGCTGCCCAAATAGCATTAAAATTAGACATAGACGACAGTAATGTAAATAAGGTATTGAAGAAGATGGCAGCTAAGGAATGGGTAAAACTAAGCCTAGAGGATGGGAAGAATATTTACACCATTACATCTAAATGCCCAATACAGGGAGCAAACGAAGTACACCAAGGATAGATAAAAAACAAATGGAGATGATATAAATGAGTAATACCAAAATAGAATTAATTAACGAAAGAAAGAAAGATTTGTTAGAAGCATGGGCACTGGAAGTTAAGATAAGTGTAGGCAACCCAAGTTTAACAAAAGCCCAATACGCAAAGAAATTGATGGAACTAGCGGTTAAAACAGATAGTTTTTCTATTGATTTGATGTTAAAAGGATTAGCTGAATTAGTGGAGAACTGTTAACATGGTAGACGCAACAAAAGCATGTGAGAGTGAGTATGTAAGTCCTGATTTAGTGGGTAAGAGCAAGAGCAAAAAGGTAGTATTCATAAACAGCGGTGCATATGTAACCGGGAAGTATGGAGAGCAGCTACAGTTTATAGTAGAGATTGATGGGAAGCAGAAGAAATGGAGCCCAAACAGAGATACATGCCAGAACATGAGTAAAGCATATGGGATGGACACACAAGGATGGGTAGGTAAGGCTATGCAAGTAACATTAAAGCAGTTACCAACTGGTAAGCTCGCAATTATAGGGATTCCATTGAAGGATGAAGGGGCGCCAAACCCTTCGCCCTTTGTTAAAGATGTGGAGATAACTTAATACAGCTTACTGAAAATGGTTGAACAAGCAAAAATAAGGAAATGTACTTGGTGTGGAAAACCAATGGGGAACAGTTGGCATAAATCAGCTAATGGAAATTACATCCATATAAAGTGTGTAAACAATTTTAAATCATACTTTGTGCGTGATTCCCACATAGCCAGTACAAAGGAGGGTATGAAGGTTAAATTAGTTCAATCATATGAGAACTTAACAACATGATACCTGAATCCATACATCAGCTTAGGAGTATAGAAAGAGCTAATTTAAGGAAGAAAGAGGCTAAGCTCAATGCTCCTACTGCTAGATGTAGGGATGATGGGGGGAATAAGAGCCTAAATGACTATTGAAACACTAAAGAGGGTAATGCAAAGACTAAGAAAACAGAATCCCGGTGATGATAGACCTACAATCAACTCCTTAAGGATTGCTACAATCAAAGAGATTGGCTACCATCACACAACAATTAAAAGAATAAGAAAAGCCCTTGTAACTTTGGGCTGGATTAAATACTACTCTACGCAGAAAGTAACTATCACCAACAAGGACTTAACCGATAGTTAATCTCTCTCAATGCTGTAAGGGTGGAGTTGACTGATTCGTGACCTTGCTCTGTTCGTGATGGTGCATGCCATTGCTTTGTTGAACCGCTTCGGTTCAACACTCCCGCATGAACCCCCAATCCGATAAAGGACGTGCCCCTCTAATTCGAAAGACAGGGCACGCCGACCAATTCATCCGTATTCAGCGAGTAGGATAATTAATTTGTCCATCTATCTGGATGGATATATAATCTGAATACGGCGTCTTGGTCGGTTGGGCTATCTTATCCGATTGATTCATCAATCGGTATACTCCCCCCCCAACCCCCCCGATGGGGGGGACGATATATCCCGCCCTTGCCGGGCGGGCGTTGTGTGTTTATAGTTGTATCGAGTCTTGATGGGTTGTTGTGTGGTGTATAGCCACCCCTCGACTTAATTACGATGAAAAATTATATAAAAATTATAACAAATGAAATTAGAAATAAAATTAGAATTAGGAAACAAGAACGTATCGGACTGGTTTGGATTCAGTATCCCTATATTGTCAATGGCTGCAGTAGTTATGGCAATATCTCTGATACTAATTAACTTGTCGCCATAAGGGCGACAGGGGTATGCTTAAGAACCAAACCCGAGCGGGGAAAGGATGAAACAGTCAAAGAAATGTCCCTTTTGTGACAGAAAAATGCCACTATCTAAAAAATTATGTCTCTGCGGAGCATATCGAGTAACAGACGAGAACTATGACAAAACAAAAAAAGTCTACAACTCTACACGTAAATAAATGGAATTGGGACAAATGGCAGAAAGAGGTTTTAGAACATGAAGGCAATACTACAATTCGAAGTGGACGACAGGTCGGGAAAAGTGAGGTTATTGGATCCAAGGGGTGTAAGTTCGCAGATGAAAACAAAGGAACTACTACACTTATTATCGCAGCTAGTCAGAGACAATCATCTCTCATCTTTGAGAAAGTTAAGGCGAATGTTGACAGGCTATGTGATGAAAGAGGAGAAAGCCAATACCTAGAGCCACCAACACTAACAAAAATTCTATTAAAGAACGGCTCAAAGATATACGCCCTTCCAGCGGGCCGGACAGGGTATTTCATAAGAGGATTCACAATAGACATGCTCATAGCAGATGAAGCAGCATATATTCCAGAGACAGTATGGAACGCAGTCATCCCCATGATCGCAGTTTCTAAGAAACTGCGGGGGATGGGTTTCTTAGTGCTCTTGTCGACCCCCTTCGGCAAGGGCGGATATTTCTATGATTCATTTACAGACAAAGACTTCAAGAGCTGGCACGTAAGCAGCGAGGATTGTAACAGAATCCCTAAGGACTTCTTAAAGAAAGAAAAAGAACGAATGACCAAAGAAGAATACAATCAAGAATATAGGGGTGAATTTACGGAAGACTGGCACCAATTCTTCCCCACAGAGCTAATAAAAGAACGAATGACGTTTATAGGATGGGAAAAGGAAAAAGAGTACCGAAAAGAGGCTAGATACTATCTTGGCGTAGACTTTGCAGGCTATGGTGGGGACGAAAATGCGTTTGTAATCGTAGAGCTATTAGGCACCATGTTAAAAGTGGTTAAATGCCTCACAACAGTAAGGGAATCGGCCCCAAATACAATCGGGCAGATTCAAGTCTTAGATAGCCAATGGAAATTTAACAGAATTTTTGTCGATGATGGGGGTTTAGGATCCCCCATCACCGATTTATTAAAGGAAAAGATGGGCAAAAGAAAAGTAATGGGTATCAATAATTCCCGGAAGTCAATCTACGAGCAAGGAGACAGCAAGTATCAAAGGATATTAAAA